GAATATCTAAATCATTATCAGGATAATCTTTTGTATCCATAAAAGGACCAACAGGTAATAACCCGTTCGGGTACCTCTCTCCTCTATTATTGACACCTAATTTTTCTGCTGTTAAATCTACTCCTGTTGCAAGATACATATACTCACTACCGGATATATATTTTTCATAAACAGATTTTGCTTTATCTACCCCAGTTGGGTTTCTTGTTATACCTAGCTTTTTTTGGTTCTCGTCAGTTAGTGCTAGTGGTAAGTTATATAGTTTAACTAAAAAGAAGTTACGGCTTGCCGGGAAAGTAGAAAAGTCCTTTAACAGGTCGAAAAAGGACTCTCTTAAGTTACGTTTATCCAGGGATGGTAGTGTAACGCCCATTTAAAGTATTTAGGGCAATTAACCTACTAGAGCGCCAGCTAACTTACCAATTGCATTAACTCCAGCGTTTAGCTCATTGTCTCTCCTATAGAATTGATACGCCATAGTAATGGTTGTTGTTGCAACTTCCCCACTGCCAGCCATTGAATAACTAATATCACCACTATTAACTGGAAACACTCCAAACAGTTTATATGTACGTAGCGGCTCAAACTTAGTATCGAGCTGTACTAATGTTATAGTACTGTTATTGTGTAAGACTCCGTCACCTGTAGTGGTTTCATCGTTAAACGTCTCTGTGACCCAGTTCTCCATGGCTACTCGAGTATTAGTGGTGGCATCACAATAGAAGTCAATGGTAAACCCGTCGCTGTTATTATAAGACACTGTACCTGGTATACGGAATTCAAACCCGTTATAAGGAACCGATTTTGGTGAGATCTGCTTACCTGGTAATGTTGCTGTTGTAGCATACACTAAATCGTCTTCTGTAAATACAGGAACTCCCTTGTTCGAAACATCTAACACGCGAAATTGAAAGTCACGTGCAAAGTCTCTCGTCTGTGCTACTTTATAAAAGTCCTGGATCGTTTGTTTAATATCTGCCATGATGTTATAATTATTTAGTTATTGTGTTTATTATTGACCAACTATCTCCTCAAAATTTACATCTGTGTTAACAGCGTAGAAGTTAACTAAGATAAACTCTGCCGCGCGAACTGGCTTCAAGTAGATGTCTACTCTTAACTCATTCTGGTCAATAACGCTAGCAGGGTTATTCCTGTCATCGCAAACAATAAGGTAATCATAAACTCCTTCTGTCTGTTTGCAGTTTTCAAAAATTGGTGTTAACGTATTAACAACTCTGTTCCTTGTTAAGAACGTATTAGGTTCAAAGATAAAGAATTTCAATGTCTCCCGCGTTCTTTTCTCTAAGTCAAGGAAACACCTACGAACGTTAACTCTATCAAATGCCGTTGGTTTCCGTTGTAATGTCTTCTGACCAAATATAACAATACCTTCTGCTGGAAATTGAGTAACAGGGTTAATTGCGATTCTATATAATTGGTCTCTTTGACGCTGGGTCGGACTAACAGCAATGTCATTTACACCTGTAACAATGCCTCTGTTAAAACCAGCTGGAGCATACCATGGTGCAAAGTTTGCATCATTGTTAGCGTAAATCTTAGCAGCAACACCAGAGAACGGAATCCAGATTTGTTTATCACTTGTACTATCATAAACCTTAGCCCAGTTACCATATGTGGTAGCAAAGTTACTATTAGCAGAGCCAAATTGATGTCTCAACGGCCAATAAACATGCTTACTAAAGTTTTTATCTTTATCATCAAGCACTTTACCGTTATCACCCTGTACAACCAATGGCTTAAGTACATCGGCAATAAAAATGTGATCTTTTCTTGTTGAACGTGCAAATACTTCAAACTGATTAAAGATTGTTCTATAATTATCTCTTAAAGTAATTTGAGTAGAATCCCCAGCTGCTATAGCGTCGTTAGTTGTATAGAAACCACCGCTTGTACCTGATACATCAACAAAAGCAGTATCATTATAAGAAGTACCACCTTGTGCAGTACCAACAGCATACACCGTACCTAAACCACCTTCTACACTAACATCAATCTTAAACTGATCAACGTTAGAGGCAATATTAAATACTCTGTCTAGTTTATCTGGTATACTACCAATAGTTTTTGAACTATCGTTAAGTACGTCAGTATACACACCTAAGCTTATTAAGCCTGGAGTCTCTGTAAAACCATCCCCGATGTCCGCGGCACCGACAGCATTTACAATTGCCGCGTTTGTGTTATTATCTCGGATCGTTCGTACAAACTTAGTAGGAGCGTCCCCTACAGTAGATGTCCAATCTCCCGGGTCTGTAGATATATATGAATTTATTAAAATTTTAATATCATTAGAATTATCATCTAAGTCTTCAAGGTAAAAGGACTTTCTAGCACCACCATTTTCATTTTGTACTTTTCTGAATGAATTTAATGAACCAGCATACCCTTCTGAAAGGAAATTAGATACTTGTAAGTCTGTATTTGAGAATGGTGTAATACGTACCTTATAAATACCAATTGTAAGAGTATCAATAAATTGACCTCCATCAAGATCAAACTTAGATATATTTTCTAAGGATTTACTTACACTATCTTTTTCTGAAGTAGATGTACTTGATAGAGCGAAATCATACCGGCTTGTAGGTAAGGATGTAAATCCACTGGGTACCGTGTTTCCTGTACTGGTTGTCGCTTTAATGTCTCCTATAACGTCATATGGTGTAGTAGGAGATAGGTTACTATTGTCTGTCATACCTACATAATAACCTTCAAAACTGTTATTAGTAGTTAATTTAGATTTGTTAAGAATAATTAAACCTGAATTACCTAAGTTACCAGGGGTATATGATGTTGCAGATGCTGTTGTTGACCATGTAAAGTTACCATCAGCGGCAGATAGGTATTGTGCTTTTGTAAGTTCTACTTGAGCTGGGTTACCAAAAATTAAATATTTCGAACTGCTGGAAATAACCGACAGCTTCTTCGCGACTGCTCCACCAGAAAGAAACTCACCTGATACAAGGGTATCACCAGAAATACCACTATATCCACTCGAAACCAATTCACTAGCGCACAAAGTCGCCACACCAGAAGTATATGTTGCTGTTGCTGAGATTGAAGTATATTTAATATTATCATTACTATCTTTAGAGACAATCTCTGCAATAAAAGGTTTTGACGTTCCGGCGCTGATATTACCGGCGCCCATGTTAGCCCCTACTACCCCGCCAGCAGTACCAACAAGACCAGACGCTGTCGCAGTTATGGGAGTAGTATTCGCGTCAATAACTGGATACACTAATGCACTATACTTTTCTGTACCTTGACCAGTACCAGAGCCATATGGTAACCGGGAAACATAGACACTTGCATCACTCTGAAACACTTGCTTAGTGGAATGATAAAAATATCTCTCCGCGGCGTTCGTTGGTTTTCCGTAAATTTCCTCAAAGTCTGAGAAGGTACCAACGTTAAAAATTTCATCCGTTGGGCCTTGATTAGAGAACCCTGCGATGAATACACTTGTTCCCACGGCCGCAGCTGGCCTTTGGGTCATGTCAATTTCTCTTATTTCCACTCCTGGGGATTGAATCGTTCTTCTACTCATTGTTAACCTTTAGAATTATTTATTGATTTCCAGCCTAATAAAGTAGTTGATTTGTCAAAATAGGCATTATAATATAAATATATGAAGGGCATCATCTTAGCTGGAGGGACTGGATCTAGAGTATATCCGTCGACAAAGACGATATCGAAGCAACTATTACCGGTCTATGATAAGCCTACCATATATTATCCATTAACTACTCTAATTAAACTCGGCATTACTGATGTAATGATTATTACAAACGCAAGGAGTTACGGTAATCTAATTAGTCTATTTAACCAATCTACTGGTCAAGAGAACGCAAAACCATACTTAGGTATTAATTTTACCTTTAGAGTACAATTACAACCAAAGGGTATAGCAGAGGCCTTAATTATTGCTGAAGAATGGCAAGGAGAGGATGATGTCTGTTTAATTTTAGGGGATAATATTTTTACAGGTATTGAGAACCCTAATATTGAATATGGTGCTAGTGTTGTTAGTTATAGAGTATCAAATCCATCCGACTACGGAGTTATTAATTTAGGGGAGAATGGAGAAATACTTTCTCTTGAAGAAAAACCAGACACCCCACAAAGTTATAATGCAGTAACTGGTATTTATTTTTATGATGATACAGCCGGTAAGAGGGCTAGAGCTCTAGTTCCTTCTGAGCGTGGAGAATTAGAGATTACTGATCTTAATAAAAGCTATTTAGATAGTAGAGACTTACAGCACTATAGTTTAGATAGTAATTATGCATGGTTTGATACAGGTAATCCAGATGAAATGTTTGCAGCGTCTATGTATGTTAAGTCTATTCAAGATAGAACTAATTCAATGATTGGTTGTATTGAGGGAGAATCTTGGAAGCAAGGAAATATTACAGAAGAGCAGTTTAAGCAGATTGTTAAAAAAATGCCTGATTGTTCTTATAAGACTAGTGTCGCTATGAGTTACTTTTTTGGTTAAGTAATTATATGGCTGATGTAGTAGATATTGTTGGTGAGAACGTAGTGGGGAAATACTTTGTCGATGATCAATGTATAGATTGTGATCTTTGTCGTGAAGAGGCTCCTGATAACTTTACTAGGCAAGAAGAGGAAGGGTATTCTTATGTATTTAAGCAACCAGAAAATGAAGAAGAAGAAGAGTTATGTGCGGTAGCTTTGAAAAATTGTCCTGTTGAAGCAATTGGAGATAATGGAGATGTTGAATAAAAAACAAAAACGTAATTGGATTATAGTTGTAATACTTATCTCAATAATAAATGGTATTATTGTTGGTAATTATTTATCTTAAAGTAATTTTGCCTCTAATCGGGTAAACTCAAAAGTAGCTTGCGCACCTATTTCTGCCTCGCTATTATAGTCCCAGTTTATTTCAGATAGGTTAGTTGGAAACGCTCCAATATAGTCCCATTGTATTTTTCTATTATTATATTCATCAAGACCAAACACTGTTAAGTTAGAGGAATATACTGGAAGTACTTGTCCTGGTTTTGAATATTTTATAATCTCATCTGCATTGACGGTTCCAGTCTTAACGTCATTAATTACATCTAACCATTTATATATTGCCCAATAGTTCTTATATTCGTTGTCAATGTTAAATTTTAAATTTAAAGAACTATAAGCTGGGCGAGCATGCGTACTCACTTTAATACTCTGAGCCCCATATGGTATTGTTTGTTCTGGTACACTAATATTAGGAGTAACTGTTCCTGCAATACTAATTTCTAGACTGTTGGCATCTATTCTATTATTATTACGGTCTATATTATCTGCAATTTCTTTTATACCTTCTGGTAAGTTTAAAACTAAGATAAACTTGTCTTGTCTATTTTTATTAAATGGTGCTTGATTCATACTCTAACATATCCTTCTGATTCTAATAAATCCATATCA